AAACCTCCTCCTTCGAACACCATTGGCGACAAGCCGAACTCTAGGCCGTCCGCAGTCGCGCGCGCCCAGATGCCCGGCTTTTTATTCAACATCGCCAATGCGTCGATCTGCACCAGATGCACCGTGCGGTATGCGCGGGCGCCCTCTACCGGAACCATTTGATAATCAGTCATGCCGCCCTCCACGCAATTGTGCCGCCCGTCTTGCGATATGCCTCGCCAACGCGCACACCGCCTGAACTTGCGGCCAAGTCGTCGGCGTAAGGTCCGCCCGTCAGCAACGGATTGTAGAGGCGCATCTGGTTGGGCACGGCTGCATTGGCCGTTGACACGGCAAGCAGGCGGGCGGTGCCGTGCGTCAACCCCAACTCCGTGAGCGTGTTCAGCTTCCACGCCAGCTCGTTCGGAAAGAGCGTGGGGTCGAAGAACTCCATCCACTTGTCGATTGCCAGCGCATCGCCGACAGCCGCGTACCGGCCGTTCATCGTGGGATCGATTGCGATGAACCCGCGACGCGATGCCTGCGCACCGCCAGCGGCAACGTAGAATATGCCGCCCCGCCCGACCACTCCCGCCGCCTGCGTGCCATTCCGCAATTCCGCTACGCCATGGACTTGCGCTGGCGCGCTGTCGGACTCCGCATACATCGATGTGGCAGTGACGGGACCATCGAACGCGTAGGCTCCGCCGGGCGCATAATCGGTGCCGCCCGACTGCCACACGGGGAACGCAGGATTGGCGCCCGCGTAGACATGCATCCAGATATTGTCGTTCGCGAGAGTGGGCGCGTTGGCCCCAAGTTGCTGAGGCGTGGCGTCATAGCGCGGCGTAAAGAAGTGAAAGGTGCCATCGATCTGATAATTGGCCCCGGCAAACGTACCTCCGCGCCGACCTGCGAAAGTGCCGCAACCGGCCGTCTGGATATTCCAGTACATCGTCGCTAGGAACGGGTTGCCAAGCACCCCGAAACCGTTACAGCCGGCAATGTCGAGGTCGTATGCGGCACCTGCGTTGCTGTCGGAGCGCTGCACCACCAAGCCATGACCCCGTGCAGTGTCAATCCGACAGTCGTGAACCGACCAGTGGTTCGCGTTTCCCTCGGTCTGCCCTCCGCTGCCAGCGGCAACAGTAATGTCAACGCCCGTTCCAAAATACTCGATGACGTCCTGCGCCACTTCGGTACGCGCGCGCATCCGGATGGCTTTGCTCGTCGTGCTATTCGGACCACCGATCAGCTTCAGGCCCAAGATGCGGCTGCCGTCGGCGCCCGTGACGCCCGCTTGACCCGCGCGGGGGCTGGTGATGGCGGAGTGGATATCAAACGCCGTGACGGACTCAGGAAACCGCAGGATCGACTTGCTGATGTTCGCGCCCGCGCGGCCGGTGCCAGTGCCTCGAACAGTCAGCGCCTTGTCGATATTGAACGTCTGGCTGCAATAGAACTGCCCGCGCGGCACCAGCAATTCGGGCTCGCCGTATTCGGTGCACCATTCCACTGCAGCCCAGATCGCCGGGTAGTCGTCCGTCGCATTGTCGCCCACGGCGCCAAATTCGGTGATTGAGGGGATGCCCTTTACCTTTGCAAACACGCGCCCATCGGCTGCTGTGTAGGCAGCGCGGGGGTGTTTGGCGAGAACCTGCGCAGCATTCGGCGTATTGGCGCTGTAGGGCGACTGGCCTACGCCGTTGCCGCTGTAATCAGCAGTTTGGGTTAGGGTAGTGCCGCTAGGAACCGATGTGCCATTGGCAGAAGTTTTGGAAGGAATAGCAAGAACGTTACCGCCTTGAGGGCCTGCGGGTCCACGAAACCCCGGATTGTTTGCAACAACCCTTTTCGCCAAAAAATCTAGGTAATCTTGATACGTGCCAATATTACCCTGACTTCTCCACAAGTCAAAGTCGGAAAGACCCCGCGCACCAGTTACCTTAACTCGGATACGTCCTTGAGGTGATAATGCCATTACCTAACACCCGGTGTGAGAATTATTGAACCACGCAAAGCCGTAAAAGTTACGCCATTAGAAGTGGCTAAAACTTGATATGCCAATGTGATAATATCTTTTCTGCCGTCCTGAAGGGCCAATGTGCTTCCATCAAATGCAATATCAACGGCGCCGGCCAGAGGATCGGTAACAACGCATGGGAATGTCGTTAAAACGCCTTGACCTTCCGCTATTCCAACCCTGCAAGTAAAAGTATAGCCAGACAGATCAAAAGGAGAATCTGACGATTCATCCCAAAATTGAAGGCCAATCGGAGCCGCGCTATTGCGCGTCAACTCGATATCTATCGGATCACGAAGCCACATCAGAAGGCCTCCCTAAATACATAAGAAACCTCTGCCCGACGCCCATAGTTGATATCCTGAGATATGTCGGTATCGGGCACCAAAATGCTTTCTACCATCGGCCAGTCGAAATTGGCATTTGCCGCCGAAGCAATAGCCTCGCGTAGCGGAATATCAATCAGCACTGTTGCAGATTGCCCATCGCGGGAAAGCACGCGGCGTACAACATAAGCCCTATGCCCCATCGCCGGATGCTTAACGCTAAACGTCGAGCCCGGTTGAATGCTTGTTCCCTTGGCGACATTGATCGTCACGGTTGTCGCGCGAAAAGCGGCGGGCGCGATTGTTGCCACGATTAGCGGATTGCCGTAGCCCGTCACCTCTGGGAAGTACGGATCGGTTGAACCCTCCGCTACCGTACCGGGCCGCATGGGCTTGCCGCCTGCTAGCGGACGAGGTGCCAGCCTGAGGGTGTTGAGCGGCACGTTGACGCGCGTAATACCGCCTGCTAGTTCGGCCTCCCACGCGGCGGCTAGGCGCAGCTTGAAGTCCGTGTTGAGCGCGATGCCGGCCAATTGCACGATACGAAAGCCGCCGCCATCGGTCCTAAGGACTTGCCCCACGCCGCTGATCGATTGCGGTGACGTAATGACCCGCCCCTGCACGCTCGACTTGATCGAGGAGGGGTTAAAAAGATGCAAGGGGAACGTCAAGGGCATTGGCGTTAGACTAGCCTAATGGTCGTTTTTGCGCTAGGGCTTGGTGGTGTTGGTCGTCAGGATGTTGGAACCGGGCGAAAGCCGTCCGTCGCCTTGCGAGTAGAATACTTGGCTTTGCACATTGGCACCGTAGGGTACGAACCCCGTCAACAACGATACGCCCGGCCCTGGATCGGCGTCGGGGTACTCCTGCAACGAACTCCACGGTTCGGTGCCCACGCGCGTTTGTGCAAACCATGTCAGGTCATCGCGCATTGAAGGCCCGCTGGCAGCAAGCAGCAAGCGGGCGCCGCTAACTGACTGCGGATCGCCGCCCACGGGGTCATCGGTGCCGCTGGATTCGCCAACGTTACTAAACCGCGCCATGGCGGTAATCAGCACGGGCGCCTCGATAGGTTCGACCTGCACCTTGTCGCCTACGGCTGCCGGCTCGCCCTCCTCGATAGCCGGAACCCACTGGTCGATGGATTGATCCACGATCAGCCAATCGAACGATACGCCGCCGGTCGCCATGTTGCGCGATAGCGATGTAATCTCGACAACAGGCACACCTAGCAGCGGATCGTAATCACCCTCGCGCAAATCAAGATAGACGTACCGCTGCGCCCGCGCCTTGCGCCCGCCCAGATTGGTCGTGACGCTGCCTCGCTTTGGTGCGTTGATCTGGGAAAACTTGCGCTTAGCAAGTCGCCTATTTTGCGAATGGCTAGGTGTTTGCGGGCTTAGGCTATCCGTGCGTGCCGCGCCATTCTCACCGCCCCACGGCGTCGTTTCTACCTCGTTCCAATCATGCGCTTCGCTGATATAAGTGACCGTCAACTGATCGACGCGGTTTTCGTCCTCGACGTTTGCCTTGAGATTGTAGCTATGAATTTCATCCGGCCCGATCGTGACCGTAGGCGTGTATAGCTTTCCCGCGTAGATCACGATCGCGCCGTCACCGCGTGGCGCGATCCAGCCGTCGAACGTTTCGACCAGCGACCCAATGACCTCCTTGGGCTGTGCCGTGGCGGCGTCATAGCTGACGCACGACCTATAGCGGGGCTCGGTGCCGTCCGCCTTAAGCGGGATGGCCTCATCGCAGATATTAGCCGCATCAATCCAGTATTGCAGCGTTGGTACAATACGCGTATTGTAATCGTATCCACGCCGTACCGTAAGATAGTGCATCAACTGCAATACCGGATTCTCGGTCCACTTGGTTGAGTTGTCGCGCGGATCAAAACACAACTGCCAGCGAGCCACAAGCGACATTGCCACCGCGTCGCCTTGCGGATATACCTTGGCGTAATCCTTTACCTTGGCTGGGTCTTTTGTCAGATAGCCCGTGACTACGCCGTCACCGCGATGGTTATTGGTCCATACGCCGGGCAACAAGGCAACAATGTTGGCGAAAGCAACGTTAGTGGCGGCGCCTAGCGTCCAACCGGCTTTTACCTTGTTGCTGCCATACTTTCCGTCATCGATCGGCTGTACAACTCCGTTGACAAACGAAGCCTTATCATCGTTCAGATAAACTTGTTCGATGCCATCGGCTTGGCCGTCTGCGAAGGCATACACGTCAACGCTGGTGCCGTTCTTCGCGGTATCAAACAGAGCGTAATAAGGATGCAGCCTCCGCCGCCCATAAGCGTACACACGGGGCGGAATGGGCTGCTTTTGCGCTGTATCCGTGGTAGGCGGCTTTGGCGCGCGCTGGGGATTGACGGTATTGAGAACCGCCAACGTCCCCTGGTACGCCAGCACAGCAGCTTGCGGGCCGGCGGTAACGAATACGCCGACCGCAACAGTAATCGCGATAATCTGATTTAGGGCTTTGCCGATGACCCTACACCCGCCATGTAATGAGTGGGACTACACTAGCACAGAATAGCCCATTGGGCGAGCGCATCGCCCACCTCTTGCCCTGGTAGATCGCGCCCACTTCTTCCGGCCCATGCTCGCCTAGCACGGCCACGATCCCTACGTCACCGATATGCGGTTCGTCGCACTCGGGAATGCCGGCATCAATCATGCCGAGCGTCATCAATTGAACCAGCCCGCCAGCTTTAGCGATCAGCGCACGGGCGCCCGCTTCGTCATCGTATCCGCCGCGCCAACGCGCCATAGGGTCCGCGTGTCCGCTATCGACACACCAATCGCCGACGAAAGAGCAACAGTCGCGTTGGCACCACTCCCACGGCGTTGACGCGGCTTGCATGAGGTAGGTTTGCAGGGATGCGGCGGTCATGATTGAATTAGGCTTTTAATAAGGTCTGTTTCATCATCGAGTCCGATGGCATAATGCACATCTGCCTCTATTAAAATTGCCGATGCATTGAATGTACCAGACATGGCACTAAGCTTACGGTTTTTAATCGGCGTATACCAAAGCTTATCTTCTTGACACATCTTTGCCCTACGGCGCAACCAAGCAACGATTTTTGCTTTTTCTTCGCTCAATTTATCCTCCTCAAGCAGGCCCAAACGGCCTAGTCACCGTTGCCGAAATTTGCCCAATGTGCGAAAAGAACGCATCATCCGGCGAACGACGCCTTTGATCTGCATCGGTAAAGAACGTCAAGTCTGATTTAGATCGTCCCGTATCTCCTGCACCAATACTAAGAGACACGCTGCGAACAACGCCGCCATTCTCATCGGCTGTACGATCAACGCCGACCACATCCGCAACACCCTCCCACTCCCAATCCACCATCCCGGCAATCTGATTGAACTCGTCCATCACTAGCGTGCCGAACCGCACCGTCGAACCGGGCACGCTATCAGCATCCTCCGCCGCGTAGCGTTGCGTCTGCATATCCACGCCCGACACGCTTACCTCGATACGATCGGCAACCCCGTTGATAAGCTGCTTGACCTCTGGCACGTCGAGCAATGCGCCCGCGCCCCTGTATGTCGTCGCACCAGCCAAAGCATCGGCGGGCACGGGCAAGTCGCCCGTGCCGCTCCACAGGTAAGCGGGCGGGTTGGCTTCTAGGCGAAACAAGATTACTTCGTGAAAAGAAGGCATGTGCCGGCACTTCCCGTAATTAACTGCGACATATGAACAAGCGCGCTACCGCACAGCGTTGACGCCAACGACGCATTACAGGCATTCAACCCGCTACCGGCACTCGGGTTTGGAGGAAGGCGGGCGCGCATGCTATTTGACTACCTGTGCACCTGCATTTCGTCAAGTACCCAAGGTCTGATACGCCTGCACGCGGCTGGGGCTTGACTGATACGCCACCTTGCCCGCCGTCGCCGCTTCGCGCTTGGCAGTGTTGTTAACGTACTGCAACAGTTCCGGCGTCGTGATGCCACCGCGCGCATCCAACGTGAACGATTGCTGCACGATCGTGGTAGACTTGCCTCCCGTTGCCTTAGCTGCCAACGAACCCGTGGGGTAAATCTTGCCGCTCTGCGCGGGCTGGAATAGCTCAGGTCCGGACTCGTTGATCTTGTAGATTTTGCCCGCCATGACATTGCCGCCGGATGCGCGGCCGGGGGCTCCGGAAGAAAACAGGCCCGCAATAGTCCCGATAATCCCGCCGCTGTTGCCCGTGCCGCCACTGCCCAACCCACCTAGCGCCTCTGTCAGTGACTTGCCCAATGTCAACTTGGCAAGCACCAAGGCAATCGCTTGCAAACCCTCGCGCTTGAACTGCCGCCAGATACCGTCCGCGCCACCACTAAATGCGTTTTCATAGAAATCGGCAAGGTCGCGGATTTGGTTCTCATCCTTGCGGCGAGCATCTTCACGCACGCGGGCATTGGCTTCCTGTTGACGATTATATTCATCAACTCCGCCGAACGGCCCTTCGTAATCCTTGCCTTCGCGGCCGAATACGTCGCGAAAAGCGGCATCGGCTTTACGCGCGGCATCATCTGCGTCGATAACAAGCTTGTTAAATTCTTTGTCGCTGTTGATGTATCGTGCGTCGAAATTGAATGATATATCCGATGCCGTTGACATGGCGCGCGAGCGCACCCGTGAAGCGCCGCTAGAGCGCGTGCGGCCGGAACCGCCAGTAACTTTTTCGCGTGCTGAAGCCGTTTCTAACGCCGCCGCCTTTTCCCGCTGCAATGCCTCAATACGATCGCGAGTTGCAGTGCCAATCTGCTTGCCAGCGCGCGCCTCAACAATCGCGACTCGCTGCAAAGCGTTAATACGATCATCGTACCGCCGAGCAATCTTACCCTGCGTTGTGCTATTCGCTAACGCGCTTTCCGCCGCCAAATAAACGCGGCTGACGTTCAGATTGACATTAGCCTGACGCGCCGTTTCCTGCGCCTGCGCCAACTCCCTGTTTGCAGCGCGCGCGGCTTCAATGGCCCGTTGCGACGCAACCTCGCCACGCTGACCCCCTTGGGCGAACGTCTGTTGGACGCGCGACCTAGCAGCTTTCACCGCCGCGTTGGCGCGGTCCAAATCAGCACGGGCGGCAAGATTTTGCGATTGCGCCTGCACGTTGCGAAGCTGGGCATTGGTGCGGAGAGTGGCGTTCTGATCGACAAGGGCCTTGGTGGTATCGCGCACCTTGGCAGCAAGCCCAGCCTGCGTGCCGGCAAAAATGCGATCTGCTTCGGCCGACTGTTGCGTCCGCGCGGATTTTTCTTCTAACTTCTTAACTAGGTCCTCAACCCCGTCACCCGTCTCTAGGAGCTTGGGCAAGAGCGTAGTGGCTAGGATCGACGCAACCGCCAGCCCCGCCGCGCCCACCGGGCCAGTCAGGATCGATGCGAAGCGCGCCGCCTTGCCGCCCGTGTCGGTGATGGCATCGGCAATCTGTGGAAGCTGCTGAGCAAGCACAACGAACGGGCTCGACCCGCTCGATAGCGACGCGCCAACGTCGGCGAACTGCCGCCCAAGATTGCGCTGCCCATTAGCAATACGCGCCGCCGACAGATTGATGACGTTCTCGGCCTTGCCAACCGACCCGCTAACCCGGCCCATAGCTGCCTCGGTCTGGCGGGCGGCATCGTTGACCTTTGCCGTATAGCCGTCTGTCTTGGCGATCAGTTCAACCGTAACGCTGTCGGCATTGATGGGCATTACAGCTTGTCCTTAAACGCCTCGATCATGGAAGCAGGCGGCGGCTTGGAAGTGTCGAACTCGTCGTCGGTGGCGTACCACTCGTTGATATGGCCCACCGTAGCGGTGAACTCCCAATAGGTCATATCCCGCACCTCGCGCGTGGGTACGCCTTTATCGAAGCCTAAGGCGATTGCGGCTCCGTAATCGAACCATCCGTCATCTCGCTCGGCTCGCTCGCTACCGCTTTTTTTTTAGGCGGATCGTAACCTTCGATCAGGCCAGCGACCAGCATGTATGCCAGCGACCAGCTTGATTGCAGCGGTGCATCCATCACGTAGCGTTCGATCAGCTTGTTCGCCTGGATCGCGCTTACCTTGACGGGCTCGCCATCGACTTCGCCCTCGCCACCGCCGATCAAGCCCTGCCGGATGGGCTCAAGGATGTCCTCAATACGCCACTCCGCTTCCTGCGGAAGCCCGTGATCTTCGCCCATGAAATTCAGGCGGGATGCGTGAAGGCGCTTCCATACCGCACCGATCCCGCATCCGCACTTGTCCTGAATTTCCTTGATGCCGTGGAGTGTCAACTTGAAGTTGTACACCCCATCGGCGAATTCGACCTGTAGCGCGTCGGTGGCCACGCTTTA